TAGGAGCTTTTGGATGTGATAGTTATGATATATCAGGAACAGTTGACGGAAGAGGTTCAAAAGGGGCGTTACACGGGTTAACAAAATTTAGTATGGAAGATGCTCCTATAAATATGTTTTTTTTAGAGTATATATCTAGACCTGATAATACTGAAATATTTTTTGAAGATGTATTAATGGCTTTAGTTTTTTATGGAATGCCTATACTTGCAGAAAATAACAAACCTAGATTATTATATTATTTAAAAAGGAGAGGTTATAGAGGTTATTCAATGAATAGACCAGATAAATTAAGATCAAAATTATCTATAACAGAAAAAGAAATAGGTGGGGTGCCCAATTCAAGTGAAGATATGAAACAAGCTCATGCCGCAGCCATTGAGTCTTATATAGATGAAAATATTGGGTTTAATAATGATGCATATGGAAATATGCTTTTTCTTAGAACACTTAATGATTGGTCAAAATTTAATTTAAATAGTAGAACAAAGCACGATGCTTCAATTAGCTCGGGGTTGGCTATTATGGCATGTAACAAAAATAAGTATGCCCCTGTGGCTAAAAAAGTTTTTAAGCCCATGAATATAGGATTAAAAAAATATAATAACGAAGGTGTAACTTCAAAATTAATATAAGTAAATGGTTTATACAAATTATAACAGTTCCTTTCCAGATCAGGTAGTACCAGAGGCAGTAAAGAACAGTTATGAATATGGGCTACAAGTAGCGCAAGCTATTGAAAACGAATGGTTTAATCAAGACTATAGTGGAGATAGATATTTGCAAAACTTCCAAAATTTTCATAGATTACGTTTATATGCTAGAGGCGAACAGCCTATACAAAAATATAAAGATGAGTTATCAATAAATGGTGATTTGTCTTATTTAAATTTAGATTGGAAAATTGTGCCAATACTTCCTAAGTTTGTTGATATTATAGTAAATGGTATGACAGATAAAGGCTACGAAATAAAATCTTTTGCTACGGATCCTTTTGCTACTAAAGAAAGAACGGAATTTGCATTTAGAGCGTTAAGAGATATTATTAATAAAGAATATATAGAAAAATTAAATGCCGCTACAGGTGACAATTATTTTTCAACAGCTCAGCCAGATCAATTACCAGCTAGTAGAGAAGAATTAGATTTATATTTACAATTAAATTATAAGCAAGCTATTGAAATAGCTGAAGAGGAAACTATAAATAATGTTTTTGCATATAATAAATACGATGAAATTAAAAGAAGATTAGCATACGATTTAGCAGTTTTAGGTATTGGTGCATCAAAAACAAATTTTAATTTATCTGAAGGAGTTACAGTTGATTACGTAGACCCTGCATCAATGGTTTATTCTTATACAGAAGATCCAAACTTTAATGATATTTATTACGTTGGAGAAGTTAAAAATTTAACTATAGCAGAAGTTAAAAGATTATTTCCAGAACTTACGGAATCTGAATTAAAAGAAATACAGAAATATAAAGGACCGGGAGGTTATAATAATTATGTTAGAAATTATGGTGGACAAGATGATTATAATTTGATCCCTATTTTATTTTTTGAATATAAAACATATACAGATCAAGTTTTTAAAATTAAAAAAACTGATCAAGGATTAGAAAAAGTTATTGAAAAAGATGATACTTTTAATCCTCCAGAAAATGATAACTTTGATAGAGTAGCGAGGAGTATTGAAGTATTATATACAGGTGCTAAGGTTTTAGGTATGAGTCGTGTAATACGATGGGAACTATCTGAAAATATGACACGACCCTACGGGGATGTTACTAAAGTTAATATGAATTATAATATTTGCGCTCCTCGCATTTATAAAGGCAGGGTTGAATCTTTAGTTAGTCGTATTACTAGCTTTGCGGACATGATCCAATTAACGCATTTAAAATTACAACAAGTGTTATCTAGGGTAGTTCCTGATGGAGTTTATTTAGATATGGACGGTTTAGCTGAGGTAGATTTAGGTAATGGAACTAATTATAATCCAGCGGAAGCTTTAAACATGTATTTCCAAACGGGAAGTATTGTAGGAAGATCTTTAACACAAGACGGAGAATTAAATAGGGGTAAAGTACCTATTCAAGAATTACAATCGTCCAGCGGGCTTGCAAAAATTCAATCTTTAATTCAAACGTATCAATATTATTTGCAAATGATAAGAGATACAACGGGACTAAATGAAGCTAGAGACGCAAGTACTCCTGATAAAAACGCTTTGGTTGGCTTGCAAAAAATTGCAGCGGCGAATTCTAATACAGCCACACGGCATGTGCTAAAGGCTTTAATGTATTTGACAATTAGGAATGCTGAAAATATTAGTTTAAGAATAAATGATGCATTACACTTTCCCTTAACAAAAGAAGCACTAATTAATAGTATTAGCACTTTTAATGTAAATACTCTTGAAGAAATAGAAAATATATGTATGCATGATTTTGGTATATTTTTAGAATTAGAACCAGATGCTGAAGAGCAATCTCAATTAGAACAAAATATACAAGTATCATTAAAAGCAGGAGGTATTGATTTAGAAGATGCAATCGATATAAGAGAAGTAAATAATATAAAGCTTGCTAATCAATTATTAAAACTTAAGCGAAAAGAAAAAATAGAAGCAGATCAAAAAAGATCACAAGCTAACATACAGGCTCAAGCACAAGCGAATGCTAAGGCTTCTGAAGCAGCTGCTTTAGCTGAAGTTCAAAAACAACAAGCATTAGCTGATACAAAATTACAATTAGAGCAAGCTAAATCAGATTTTGAAATTCAAAGAATGGAAAGAGAAGCTTTAATTAAAAAGCAATTAATGAGTCAAGAATTTGAATATAATGTTCAATTAGCTTTAGCGAGAGGAGAAAACGAATCAAAAAAAGAAAAAGAAATAGAAGATCGTAAAGATGAGCGTATTAGAATACAAGGTACGCAGCAATCAGAATTAATAGATCAACGTAAAAATGATTTATTACCCAAAAATTTTGAATCCGCGGGATTTGATAATTTGGAAGGATTTGGTTTAGAGCAATTTGAGCCAAGATAATTACTAACTTATTTTATATTATTTAATTATGTCAACAGAAGTAAAACAAGAGGGTTCTTTTAAAATAAAAAAGAAAACCCCAAAAAAATTAGTTACGGAAAAAGAAGTAACTAAAGTAGATTTAACAAAAAAAGAAGAAAATGCCATTTCAACACAAGCGACAAATGATAGCGATGTTGCTGTCAAAAAATCCGAAGACAGTCAAGACAGCAAAGAAGTGGTTGAAGAAATACGGCCCGCCGACAAAACAGTAGAAAATACTGAAGAAAATAGCGGTAATGAAAAAGTTACAGAAACCGATTCTCCTTTAGAACTTATTGAAGATGAAAACAATAAAGCTGACGAGGCACGAGTGGATTCAAGCGCTGAAGTTGCCTCTACCGCATCGGAACAAAAAGAAATATTACAAGAAAATAAAACACAAGAACTCCCAGAAAATATAGATAAACTAATAAAGTTTATGAAAGAAACTGGTGGAGATATACAAGATTATGCTAGATTAAATGCTGACTATAGTAATGTTGATAATGATTCTTTAATTAAAGAATTTTATAAACAAACTAAGCCACATTTAGATGCCCAAGACATTGATGTTATATTAGAGGATTTTAGTTTTGATAAAGAAATAGATGAGCCTAAGGATGTAAGAAAAAAGCAGATAGCATATAAAGAAGAAGTTGCAAAAGCTAAAACCTTTTTAGAGCAAACTAAAGAAAAATATTATGAAGAACTTAAGTTAAGGCCTTCAGAAACTAGTGAGCAAAAAAAAGCATTAGACTTTTTTAACCGATATAAACAAGAAGAACAAAATAAACAAGCCGTTAGGGATGTTTTTATTGACCGCACTAATAATCTTTTCGCAGATGATTTCAAAGGTTTTGATTTTAAAGTTGGTGAAAAAAAATTTAGGTATGGTATTAAAGATCCCGCATCGGTAGCGAATGCACAAAAAGATTTAACTGAATTTGTTGGAACGTTTCTAAATAAAAACGGTGAAATTGCAGACGCGGCTGCTTATCACAAAGCTGTTTATGCTGCTCGAAATGCGGATACTATTGCAAATCATTTTTATGAGCAAGGTAAAACAGATGCAATTAAAGATCAAATTGCTAAAACAAAAAATCTGTCTACCACTCCTAGACCAACTGCTTCAGGTGAAGTATTTGTAAATGGTTTAAAAGTAAAAGCTATCAGTGGCCTTGATTCTTCAAAACTTAAAATTCAAACTAAAAAATTTAAAAATTAAAAAAAATGGCAAATGTTACACCCAGTTTTGGGGCAATTAAACCGAGTGCCAAACAGCAAGTTTTGTCTACCAATTATATCCAATTTACGGATAGTGGTACTGCAGATACTTTTTCTGATTTTGCACAACAATATCTTCCAGAGATCTACGAACAAGAAGTAGAGCGATATGGAAATAGAACTCTTTCTGGTTTCTTACGTATGGTAGGAGCAGAAATGCCTATGACTTCTGATCAGGTTATTTGGTCAGAACAAAATAGATTACATGTAGCTTATAACGATGTAAGTAAAGCTGCAAACAATACAGATTTAACTTTTACTTTAAATGCAACTTTAGGACCTGATTTTGTAGATAATAACATTTCTGTAAACGACACTTTAGTAGTTATGAATCCTGCTACAGGAGCAGAAGTAAAAGCTTTAGTAACAGGTAGTACAGGTAGCGTAGCAGGTGGTAATGCAACTGCAACTATTACTGTAGCTACATATACTGGAGCTAATTTATCTTCTAATTTAGGTTCTGCTGGTAATATATTAGCTGGTCTTAAAATATTTGTTTACGGTTCTGAATACAGAAAAGGAACAGGAGACACTGACATTACAAGTATCACTCCAATACTAACTCAATTTAATAATAGACCAATCATTATCAAAGATAGATATGAGATCAATGGTTCTGATATGGCACAAATTGGTTGGATTGAAGTAGCTACTGAAGATGGTACTTCCGGTTACTTATGGTATTTAAAAGCTGAATCTGAAACAAGATTAAGATTTGAAGATTACT